GGGAAGAGGTGAGTAGGTGATTATGGAAATTCAAACAAATGGAAGTGGTATTGGGACAATTAGTGATACTTATACTCTTGTTTGTGCAAGTCCTAATACCAACAAAAAGGCACTTGCAGTTCTGAACTGGATTGAACAGAGGTAATTTATGAGTGATAGTGTATATCTTGGTAATCCTAATTTAAAAAAAGCAAATACCGCGATTGAATTTACTCAAGAACAAATTCTTGAGTTTGTAAAATGTCAGGACGATCCTGTTTATTTTGCAAAAAACTATGTTAAGATTGTAAGTCTTGATGAGGGTTTAACTCAATTTGAGCCTTATCATTTCCAAGAAAAATTAATCAATAATTTTCATAAAAATAGATTCAATATTTGTAAGATGCCTAGACAGACAGGCAAATCTACAACTGTTGTATCGTATCTTTTACACTATCTCATCTTTAATGATAGTGTGAATATTGGTATTCTAGCAAACAAGGCAGCAACTGCTAGAGAGCTGTTAAGTAGATTAGCAACTGCATACGAAAACTTACCAAAGTGGATGCAACAGGGTATAATAGCATGGAATAAGGGAAACATCGAACTTGAAAATGGATCAAAGATTCTGGCTGCTTCTACGTCTGCAAGTGCTGTCCGAGGCATGTCGTTCAATATCTTATTCCTCGACGAATTTGCTTTCGTTCCAAACCATATCGCAGATTCCTTCTTTGCATCTGTTTATCCTACTATTACTTCTGGTAAAAACACAAAAGTAATCATTGTATCAACGCCACACGGTATGAATCATTTCTACCGAATGTGGCATGATGCTGAAAGAAGTAAAAATGAATATGTCCCAACTGACGTTCATTGGTCGGAAGTTCCTGGAAGAGATGAGGAATGGAAAAAGCAAACAATTGCTAACACATCAGATCAACAATTTAAAATTGAGTTTGAATGTGAATTTTTAGGATCTGTCGATACTCTCATATCTCCCAGTAAATTAAAAAGTTTTGTTTACGAAGATCCGATTCAAAGAAATGTTGGGTTGGATGTTTATGAATCAGTAAAAGAAAATCACGATTATATAATTACCGTAGATGTTGCTAGGGGAGTTGGCGAAGATTATTCTGCATTTATCGTAGTGGATATTACTACGTTTCCACACAATATTGTTGCAAAGTATAGAAATAATGATATCAAACCAATGCTATTTCCAAATATAATATATGAAGTAGCAAAAAATTATAATAAGGCATATATTTTATGTGAGGTTAATGATATTGGAGATCAAGTAGCTTCATTATTGCATTATGATCTAGAATATCAAAATGTATTAATGTGCTCAATGAGAGGTCGTGCTGGGCAGATTGTTGGTCAGGGATTTTCTGGAAAGAAGACTCAACTTGGGGTAAAGATGAGTAAGACTGTTAAGAAAGTCGGATCTCTCAATCTAAAGGCAATGATTGAAAGTGATAAACTTCTTTTTAAGGACTATGAAATAATTTCAGAACTAACGACTTTTATTTCAAAACACAATTCATTTGAGGCTGAAGAAGGTTGTAATGATGACTTAGCAATGTGTTTGGTAATTTATGCATGGTTAGTTGCTCAGGATTATTTTAAAGAACTTACAGATCAAGATATTAGAAAACGCTTATATGAAGAACAAAAAAATCAAATAGAGCAGGACATGTCCCCGTTTGGATTTATTGTGGATGGTTTAGATAATAGTAGTTTTGTTGATGCTGATGGTGATAGATGGTTCACCGATGAGTATGGAGATAGATCATATATGTGGGAATATATGTGATGGAAGTTGAACAGCAGTTTAATTATGGGCACTTATTACTTTATGATAGACAATGTAGATCCTGTGGCGAGATAAAAAATCTCATAGATGGATTTTATAGAATTAGAAAAAGTAGAGGTCCGTCTGCATCTTCATTTTCATATGAATGTAAAGAATGCACTATAAAAAGAATAAAAAAGTCTAGAAAAAATATTCAAAAGAAGACTGAATGGGAATATCCTGACTGGTGATTGTGTTCATGCATCATTTCCCCCGTGAAAAGTAACATTTTAATAAATATTTTGTAGATAAATCTGGACAATCGGAGAAAAACATGGCGACTCCTCAATTATCTCCCGGTGTATTAGTTAGGGAAGTTGATTTAACAGTTGGGAGAGCTGAAAACGTATTAGACAATATTGGTGCGATTGCTGGACCTTTTCCAATTGGTCCAGTTAATGAACCAATAGACATTAATACAGAACAAGAGCTCATTGATGTTTTCGGAAGACCAAGAAACGAGAATGGTCAGTACGAATATTGGCTCGCAGCATCATCATTCCTATCATATGGTGGTGTTTTAAAAGTTGTAAGAGTTACTGGAACCAACTTAAACAACGCCAATGCAGGATTTGATGTTGTTGCTAACACAGATCTACAAATTGATAACTATGATGACTACAATGATAATCACTCAGCAGATTCTGTATCATTTGCTTATGCAGCAAAGAACCCAGGAACCTGGGCAAATGGTTTAAAAATTTGCGTCATCGATGATTTAGCAGATCAAACAATTTCAATCCCAACATCAAATCTAAATGGATCTGGCGTTAGAATTGGATATGGTGTAACCGTAGGAATTTCCAGTGTTAGAGCAACTGGAGCTGGTTCAACTCAAGTATTCTCTGGATATGTTAAGGGAATTATTACTGGTGTAACAACTGCTTCTGGAACAAGTTCGATTGATATTAAGATTCTTTCTAGAGTAACTACTTCTGGTGTAGAAACTGAAATTGCATATGCTGAAAATGATAGGTCAAGTTCTTTCGCTCTAGGAGATACTGTAAATATTATTCCAGCTAGTGGAATAGGAACAACATCATTTACTGCATCAGCAGTTGTGGATTGGTACGATCAACAAACTCTGGGACTAGTAAATAGCACAGTATATTGGAAATCTATTGCTCCAAAACCAGTAACAAGTGGATTTGCTGCTGAAAGAAGCTGCAAGAATGATACCATGCACATTGCAATCTTTGATGATGAGGGTAAGGTAACTGGAATCCAAGGAAACTTACTAGAAAAGCACATTAATTTATCAAAGGCAACTGATACCGTTTCTGCAATCAATTCTCCACAGAAAGTTTTCTGGAAGGACTACGTTGCAAACTTCTCTTCTTATGTTTATGCTGGTGCTAATCCATCAGATGAATATGATAGTCAGAATGGTACTACTCCAGTTGTAACTGGATTCACAACCTATAGTGGTGTTGCATCTGCATCATTCACTCCTTATGATTTATCAGATGGGGTTTGGAACCAAGCATCTCAGGGAATTATTTTCAATGCAGTTGGAAATGTTACTTATGCATTATCTGCTGGTGCAGATTATGGTGTAAACAAGGGAATGGGTGCAACTTTAGGAAATATCATCACTGGATATTCTTATTTCTCAAATAAAGATGAGATTGAAGTTGACTTTATTATCAATGGACCTGGAATGCCTACTATTGAAGAATCTCAAGCAAAAGCAAACTACACAATTTCACTTTCAAATGGAAGAAAAGATTGTGTAACTGTTGTTTCAACTCATAGAGGTGACGACGGTAAAGGCGTCTTGGGTGTAACAAATGCTGATACCCAAACTGATAACATTATCAAGTTCTTCAGCCCTCTACCATCTTCTTCATATGCAGTATTTGATACTGGATATAAGTACATGTATGATAGATTTAACAATCAATTCAGATATGTGCCTTGTAACGGGGATATTGCTGGACTGATGGTTAGAACAAATCTTGTTGCATATCCTTGGTTCTCACCAGCAGGACAGCAAAGAGGAATTTTAAATAATGCTATTAAACTAGCATACAATCCAAATAAAGCTCAGAGAGATCAACTTTATCCAAGAAGAATTAACTCAGTAGTTAATCAACCTGGATTAGGAATCCTATTGTTTGGTGATAAGACTGCTCTTGGATATGCTTCAGCTTTTGATAGAATCAACGTTCGTCGTTTATTCTTAACTGTTGAGCAAGCATTACAAAAAGCAGCCGAAGCACAACTGTTTGAACTAAATGATCAAATCACAAGAGCAAACTTTGTTAACATTGTTGAGCCTTATTTGAGAGATGTTCAAGCAAAGAGAGGTGTTTATGACTTCCTAGTAATTTGCGATGAAACTAATAACACACCTGATATCATCGATAATAATGAATTTAGAGCGGACATCTTCCTGAAGCCAGCTAAGTCTATCAACTTCGTAACTCTAACTTTCGTAGCAACTCGCACGGGAGTAAGTTTTGAAGAAGTTGCTGGTAGAGTTTGATAATTAACCGCTAAGTAAACATAGGAGGATTCAAAAATGTCAACCCTAAGAACAATCTCTGATTTTAAAACAAAACTAGCGGGTGGTGGTGCTAGACCCAATCTGTTTGAAGTTTCCATCCCCTCTTTCCCAGAAGCTGCTGGTGGTAACGCAGTTTGGACTTCTGGTGCTGGAGGAGAACAGGAAGCTTTCAATTTCCTTTGCAAAGCAGCTGCTCTCCCAGCTTCAAATATTGCACCAATCGACGTACCATTTAGAGGACGTATTTTAAAGGTTGCTGGAGACAGAACCTTTGATACTTGGACTGTTACAGTCATCAATGATGAGGACTTCAAACTCAGAACTGCATTTGAACTTTGGATGAACGGTATCAGCAAGTTAGACAATAACACTGGTGCTACAAATCCAACTTCATACATGACCAATGCAGTTGTTCACCAACTCGGAAGAGGTTATGATAAGGGTAGAGAGTCAACTTCAAATAGTGATTCTCTAGGTGGATCTGGAGCATCTCCATTGAGAACATATCTTTTCTATGATATTTTCCCAACTAATGTATCCCAGATTGATTTATCATACGATTCTTCAGATACCATCGAAGAGTATACTGTTGAGTTCCAAGTTCAATATTGGACCGTTGGTTCTGATCAATCTTCTGGTGGTGCAAATGATCAAAACGGCACTTTAATTGCTTGATAAATACATGTAAGGTATACGTTTTATTTTAGTAATGTCTAAATTATTTGGATTTTCAATAGAAGATAATTCAAAGAAATCACCTACTACAGTTTCCCCCGTTCCTCAAAATAATGAGGACGGGGTTGATCATTATTTGACTAGTGGTTTTTTTGGATCATATGTAGATATTGAAGGAGTTTTTAGGACCGAATTTGATCTAATAAAAAGATATCGTGAAATGGCTTTACATCCAGAAGTGGATAGTGCTGTTGAAGATATTGTTAATGAAGCAGTTGTATCAGATACAAATGACGTTCCTGTTCAAATTGAACTATCAAATTTAAATGCTAGTGATGGTATTAAGAAAAAGATAAGAGATGAATTTAAAAATATATTAGACATGCTTGACTTTGATAAGAAGTCGCATGAAATTTATAGAAACTGGTATGTTGATGGAAGACTTTATTACCATAAAGTTATTGACTTAAAAAATCCACAAGAAGGGATTCAAGAATTAAGATACATTGACGCATTAAAAATGCGTTATGTAAGACAACAAAAGAAAGATAAAAAGAATGATGGTATA